CAGCGCCGCCACTGCCACCACCCTTGGCAAGGATTACAGCGGCAACAGCAACAACTGGACGCCGAATAACCTATCCGTCACTGCTGGCGCTGGTAACGATAGCCTCGTAGACACCCCGACTTCTTATGGCACCGATACAGGAGCTGGTGGTGAAGTTAGGGGGAATTATGCAACTCTTAATCCGTTGCAAAAAAGCGCCAATGTAACCTTGGCAAATGGCAATTTGGATGTCAGTCAATCTGCTCAAGGTTGTGCGGTAAGCACAATTGGCATGTCTAGCCAAAAATGGTATGCGGAGTATTTATTTGTTAGTGGATATGCCAGTGTAGGCATATGCACTGGGGCTCTTAATGCTGCAGTATTTCTAGGCACTGAGCAATATGGATGGTCATATGCTTCAAACGGCTATTTATATCACGGTAGCGGTTATGGCACTGCTTACGGAGCCTCGTATTCCGCTGGTGATATTATCGGTGTGGCATTTGACGCTACCAATGGAACATTAACTTTTTACAAAAACAATACTTCTCAAGGCGTTGCATTTACAGGGTTAACAACTGGTCCTTACTTTTTCGCCGCTGCAAACGATAGCGGCCAATCCACTTGGAACTTTGGGCAACGTGCATTTGCCTATACAGCACCTACTAATTATCAGCCACTAGTAGATACACTTTTAACTGCTCCATTAGTCGCCAAGCCTTCGACGGTGATGGACGTGAAGCTCTACACCGGCAATGGCAGCACGCAGGCGATCAGTGGGTTGGGGTTCTCGCCGGATTTGGTGTGGATTAAAGCAAGAAGTACCAGTGCTTACAACCATTTTCTTTTAGATACTATCCGTGGCGTAAATAATGAGCTGAACTCAAACACCACAGATTATGAATACACTCGTCCAGCTCCGGGTAGCTTGACGGCATTTAATTCTGATGGCTTCAATCTTAATAGCGCCATTGGTGTCAATGCCAACAGCACCACCTACGCCGCCTGGTGCTGGGACGCCGGAACCTCAACAGTCACCAACACACAAGGCTCCATCACTTCGAGTGTGAGGGCTAATCAGAGTGCGGGGTTCTCGATTGTTACTTATACAGGCACGGGCGCTTACGGCACTGTGGGGCATGGGTTAAATGTTGCTCCCGGACTTTTGATCGCCAAAAATAGGTCTGTTGTAACCAACTGGATTGTTTGGCACTCATCGTTTGCTGCAACTGACTACATAGCATTAAATCTTACAGGTGCAAAAAACTATGCAGGCGCTTTAAGCACGTTGTTCACAGGAGTGTCGTCAACAACAATCAGCATCGGATCTGATTCAAGTGTTAACGCAAATAATATGGTTATATATGCGTTTAGCCCAGTAGCCGGGTACTCTTCTTTCGGCAGCTACACTGGCAATGGCAGCACAGATGGGCCGTTTGTTTATACCGGGTTTAGGCCGAGGTGGGTGATGATTAAATACACATCTGGGCCAATTAGCGACATTTCCAATGCGCGGTGGCTAATTGTTGATTCGGCACGAAATACTTACAATGTGGTAACTCAAAGACTTGAGGCCAACAGTTCTGGCTCCGAAATTACCGATACTTCTATTCTTGACTTTACATCTAATGGATTCAAGATTCGGTGGCATCCGAGCGACGTAGCAAATAGCAGTGGTGCCACCTACATCTACGCCGCCTTCGCAGAAAACCCGTTCCAGTTCTCTAGAGCACGCTAAAATCATATAAGTTGCTTAGTTTCCGTTGTCTCAGCGTGCTGAAATGGTCGGACAAAAGTTCGGCCTGCTTACCGTCCTAGAGGAAGACGGGTATATAGGACAGCATTTGGCATACAGATGCAAGTGCAAGTGTGGTAATACTAAAACGGTGCAAGGAAATTCTTTGCGATCTGGCAACACCGGCAGTTGCGGATGTCGCAAGAAAGTAGATCTTGCAAACTACGAAACAAAACATTGCAAAGTTTTAAGCCAAACACGGACTGGTTACTGGAGCATTCAGTGCAAACACTGCGGCAATATACACGAGCAACACGCTAGAGAAATCAGAAAAGAATCTCGGCCAAGAAACTGTGAAAAATTTAAAGCCCACAACTGGTCGGGACTGGACAGAGAGGATGCCATCGTTCGCAGAAAATATGGAATTTCACTGGAGCAATACGCAGAGCTAATCGAAAAACAAGGTGGAGGATGCGCTATTTGCAGCAGAAGTAAAGAGCCAGATGGCCGAAGGCTCTCTATTGACCATGACCACGAGACTGGGCTTACTCGCGGCGTTCTGTGCTATGCTTGCAATAAAGCTTTAGGATTGTTCTACGACAAAAAGGATTTGCTGTTGAATGCCCATGCGTACCTGACGACTCCTCCAGCAAAAACGCATTTGGGAATTAGATGACCTTCCAATACGCCCGCGCACGATGACACATACATTTCAGCGGCTGCTAATCGCTTCTCTTGTTATCACTACTTCCACAATGGTTTGGGCTGGATTGCTTCACGCATCAAACAAAAAGCTGATGCAGAGGTGTCAAGCGCAAGGCGGTTATGTAATTTTACGTCCTGGCCAACTAAACTTGTGTTTAACGCCGCCCCATTAGTGAACACGCCTACGATGCTGGGGTGCAGCTAGGTTAACTGCATTAAACGTTTCTCGCCCGAAAGTTTGAGAACGCCCCACTTTTAACCCCGTGGAAATCGAGGGTTTGCTGTTTGCAAATAGCGAATAGTCAAGTACTTTTTCATAAATTCACAAATTTGCAAAATCGTGAAAAAGTGTTAAGATCACAACGTTGTTGCCCTTCCTGGATGATCTATGCTGCTGATGCCCTTAGTCCCGCACACTTTCTAAACCCGTGGACACGTGTTCTGTGTTGTCAAGCCCCTGGCGCCAAGGCTGATAAGGCTTACAATAACTAAAAAGCTGTATCATAATGTTTCTTCTAAACGGCAAGCCATTAGCACTTGATGTTCCTTTTGAAACACCAAATGGAACTCAGTACCCTGCCAACTGGCTTCGCTTAGCTTCACCAGAAGATCGTAAGGCTATTGGTATCACAGAAGTACCTGATCCTCCGTCCCCCTGGTACGATCAGCGCTTCTATTGGGGTCCAGGTTTGCCCAAGGATCACGGTCAACTTGTAACTCAGTGGGTTGATCAGACTCGTTACACCGCAAATACCCTTTTAAGTCCTACTGATTGGATGATTGTTCGTTCAGTTGATAACGGTAAGGCAGCTGATCCAGCCGTTAAAACCTGGCGGGAAAATATTCGTAGCTCATCTGGTCTTAAGATTTCAGCGATCAAAGCAACTAAGACGACAGAGGAGCTTGCTGCCTTTGTAACTTCTCCTGAATATTCTGCTTGGCCTGCCCTTGGGGAAGATCCTACGCCTACAGAGCCGCCTTCTACCGGAACAAAATCTGCTGGCATAGATACAATTGCATTTAATTCCGGAACTACAAGTGCAGGTATCGGTTAGTATTGAGTGAGATCAGTACCAACCTCTTGCAGTGAAGACATCTAAACCAGGTTTAAACTTAATAAAAAAGTTTGAAGGCCTACGTCTTACTTCTTACTATGATGTGGTTGGTGTCTTAACCATAGGCTACGGACACACTGGTGACGACGTTCATGAAGTCCTGACAATAACAGAACTTCAAGCAGAGCAGTTATTGCAAAAAGATCTGGCTCGATTTGAACAAGCAGTCAGTAAATTAATTGCCGTACCGTTAAATCAAAATCAGTTTGATGCGCTTGTAAGTTTTACTTACAATGTTGGTGAGGGTGCGCTTGGAGAATCAACATTACGTAAGCGGCTTAATAGTGGAGAGAATCCTAATATTGCAGTAAGTCAAGAGCTACCGCGTTGGGCAAAGGGAGGTAACGGAGAAATTATTGAAGGGCTAGCTCGTCGTCGTGGAGCTGAGGTTGACTTATTTTGTAAACCCGTATCAACTACACCGATTATAAAACTTATTGATGTTACTTCCTTGCAGCAGACTTGGTTCAAGAAAGAACCTAAGCCAGTTTCAGAACTACCTAATGATTTAAAAGCAAAGGTATATCAAGGCAGGACGTATCCAGCAAATCAAGTGCTAGAAAAGCGTGACGGACATACTTTACTTGAAATGAGTTTTAAGTTAGGTAAATGGTGGATTTATGACGACCACTGGAGTGGTCTTACACCTAAAATTTCTACTTACTCTCAAGACGGCGACTTGCGTTATCTACGTGACTTCCCCTTTTTTGATCAAAAAGATAATGGTCCGGAAGGATGGCGCCAATGTCAAACAAGTTCAATTGCAATGTGTTTAAAATATCTCAACGTAAAAGGAATAAAAGATGATACAGATTATTTAGAAATTGTAAATCAATACGGCGATACTACTACCAGAGAAGCTCACTATGGTGCATTAAATGCTCTTAAAGTTGACGCTAAATTCTATACAAATTTAGATGTACGAGACATTAAACAACAGATAGACAAAGGGAAACCTGTCGCTGTAGGCATACTTCATCATGGTACAGTTGATGCACCTAGGGGCGGCGGGCACTTTATTGTTATTACTGGGTACAGTGATAGTTACTGGTTAGTGCAAGATCCTTATGGTGATCTTGATTTAATTAATGGCGTATGGGAGAATCAATCGCTAGGAGCAGGAAAGAATAAGCATTACAGTTTTAAAAACTTAAATCCACGCCTGTTTTACGGCGGTGGCGCAAGCGGTTGGGGCTGGATTTTTAAATAAAGGTTTAATAGTAATGGATGATTTTTTAAAACAACTTACCAGCCATATACAAAGTATTACAGACGTAATTCTGGCTTTGCATGGGTTAGCTATTGCCATTATTAACTTAACTTTTAGTCCTAAGATTAAAGAAAATTCAACCTTTATTGAAATTTTTCTATCTAAGTTTTACAAACTTATAGAAATTTTTGCTGGTCTTTTTACCCCACTGGCTAAAAGGTAGTGTTAAGATCGTTAAAGATCTTATCCACAAATGGAAAGCCACGTAACTGAACTGGAAAAAGGCCTGCAGGAACAGCTTGCAACCTTGACCATAGATATTCGAACAATGGAAGCCAACCTCATGGCTACCAAAGAAGGGTACTTAAAGGTTCAGGGAGCTTTAGAAATTCTTAATGTTCTTAAGCAAAAGTTTACTGAAAATGAGGAAGAAATGATCGAAGCCTACCGCGCTCTCAGTCCGGATTAATATGTTAGGAGACTTTACTCGTGGCCGCTATAAAGCATTAGAACTTGTGGCGGACCACGTGTGCCAACCAACCCGTGAGATACGCTTAGACGCCATTTTATGCGACGTGTCGGATGAAGACCTCCGCTGGGTAACGGATCGGCTGCATTACTACATACTGCGTCTCCTGGAGCAAGCTGAGTACGATCCCGCAGAAGATATGAGTTGGCAATCGGAGTACTCAGATTTGAACTGAGATTATTCCTGCTCCCAAAGCAGGTGCCATGACCAAGTTAGGCGATACTCCGTAATACTCGTTGGCTAAACAAGCATGATGTAATCATAGCAGTCAGGTAGATGTATGCGCCATATCTTTTACTTAGAAGCATGCACCTACCGTGTTTCACACTGAGAACGAACTTCTAGCTGAGCTGATTGTTCTTACGCCTAAACTTGCTCGAAAGAAGTTTAGGCAAAGTATTTTTGAGGCGTGGGAATGGAAATGTGCTTATTGTGATAGACAATTGTGTTCAGATACGGCCACGATTGATCACATTATTCCCAAGCACAAGGGTGGGCATAGTTCAAGAAACAACCTTGCTTGCTGTTGCAACGCTTGTAACTCTTCCAAGGCTTCGCAAAAACTTGATCTTTGGTACACAGATGAACATCCTAAATATACTAAAGAAAGGGCTGATAAGATTAAGGAATGGACTGAGCAAAAGCTGAGGTCTTTAAACCTGGCTGCTGTGCACCAAGCTATTCCTTATATTTGCGAGGACGCTTATGTTGGATGGATCGCAACCTGATCAAGAGCAAGATCAGAATAAAACTGCAGATTTCCTGGCTCGATATGTTTCTGGTATCCGTAGCCTACAGAAAGAACGGCTTCCATCTGGATTTGACGTGGCAACTAAGGGAGAAGAAGTTTATGCACCTTCTTTAGGGAATTAGACATGGCTGACCACGCTAAAGCTAAACGGTTGGCAAAAGAGCACATGAAGTGCAACAAGCCGCAGCGTGCCCCCTCTGGTGACACCCATAAGTGGGTAGTCAAGTCCTGCCATGACGGAGAAGAAAAGATTGTACGTTATGGTAGGCGCGGTTATGAGGACTACACGCAGCACCACGACAAAGATCGTAGAAAGAATTTCAGGGCTAGAATGGGATGCGACAAGCCCATGGACAAAAATACGCCTAAATACTGGGCCTGCAACGATTTGTGGTGATTATGGCAAAAGCAACTACTGATAAAACGACGCCTTGTTACTGCCTCTTGTTGCAGTGTCTGAGGGATTCTGTCAACATTTACCACCAAACACAGCTTGTACACTGGGGTTTGATGGGTGGCAAGTTCTATGAGCTGCACCTTCTGACAGAAAGAATCTATAAAGAAATGGAAGAAGGTATCGATACCATTGCTGAACACATAAGGTCTCTTGATATTGCCACACCTAAGACGGTGATGGACCTTACATATTCAAATATTCCTGAGCTTCCTTTTGAAAATTGCTTCAATCAGGAAGGCATCATCCTACAGCTGGCGACAAACCATAATGAACTTGCTGAATGTTTTAATGAACTGATTACTATGTCCAACGCAATTAGCGATCAGTTGACCCTGGATCTAGGTGTTGAGCGTGGTCGCGTTCACAAAAAGAATCAGTGGCTGTTAAAATCCAACTTAGATTACAAGAAGTAAGTCATGAGCTACGATCCTTCCTTTATTGATAGCATATTTTTTACTGCTACACCGCTTACCGCAACAGGTGCTACAGAATCATTTAAGGTTTCTGAGCAAAACTTGTCTGCGCCAATTAATTACGTTGCTCAGATTACTGTTGCCAGTATCACCACCAGTGTTGTGGTCAAGATTGAAGGCAGCTTAGATGGTACAAACTACTTCAACTTAAACTCGTCTGGTAATACTACTATTAGTGCTAATGGAACCACGTTCCTTAGCTACACTAATATTCCACTGAAATACATTAGAGGCAACCTGGTTACAATTACAGCAGGCACTCCTACGGTTTCTTTTGTTTTTGCTGCTAGGTAATCATGAGTTTTTTTGAAAGCTATCAACAAACAGTATTCTTTAACTTCCCTACGCTGACTGCCCCTGGAGTTACCGATACTGTTGATGTATACGCTACCAACTACTTGTCTACACGAAACTATACTTTGAACGTTACTGTAACCAATATCAATGCTAATGTAGTTGTTAGGCTGGACGGAAGCTTGGATGGTGAGAATTTTGGAGCAATGATCTCCAATACAATTACACAGAACGGAACTTATGCATTTAACACGTATGGTTTTCCAATGAAAAAACTACGTGCTAATTTCTTTCGTGAGGTTGGCGGAACTAGTGCGGAAGTTGCTTTTAATATTGCAGCAAATTAAGCTTTGAGTAGTTTAAAATATAGTAGTTAAAAAGCAAAAGCGCAAGTGGAACCGATTATTTTGTTATTTGGATTGGTTTTTGGAAGCACCTATGCTTTTAGCACTCTTCTTTTAAATAAAAAATGGAATAAAGATGGCTGCTACCCCTGCAACGGAAAACTATCTGAAACAGTACATTACCGAACGGTTACCGGCTCTAGTTCCAGGTTACATTGAGGGTGTTCCAGACCTGCCTGATTTTGCTATCGACCAACGACACATACCTTTCTCTGCTCCCATGTAGCCGTGGGGGTGACAGCATAACTTATAGCTGCTAAGATAGTAGTATGGATTGGATAACAAATGGATGCCAACGCTTTAGAGCTGTCCATGAATGAAGAGTTTGCTCTACACGCTACAGCGTTGAGCTTGAAACAACTCAACCGGGATGAACTGGAAGAAGCGTTTATGGACACTCTTCATCAAAAAATGATGGATAAACAAATGTTCTTTAGTATTATGAAAGAACACGGCATTGATGCCGAAATTAAATTTAACTACTCCACGGAAAGTCAACTCTCTTAGTTACCATGGCCGTTACTCGTACTATCAAAGGAACGCTTGACACATTTTTTGTTAACGCTGGCAGTGAAATCACTTATCAGGGTACAACCTCAGCCTCTTCAACCACCGGCGTAAATATTCGCGGCTTCCGTGTAAACCCAGCCAGTACCGGAAACCTGATCGTAACCATTGATCGTAGCGTCGGTGTCAACACGATGGAAATTTTCCAGGAAGATGCCTACACTGGGTCCAGTGCTCCATCTGGCTACAAGGTCTTTGCTAACATTGTGAAAGATGGTCGCGGCAAAGGTGTCGTTGCTGTTAACGTAACCAATGCAAGCAAGGACTACATTGTTCTTCTGGAGCTAGATGGGTACTCGGAAGTCAGCTACAACGGCAGCGTTGTCGTCCCCTAAAGAATCTTTTCCGCCGTTCTTAAATCAAGACGGGATCAATATAATTCAACGTTACGCAACGCCCAGGATCTACTTAGGTTTTGGGCGTTTTGGTTCATATAAAAACGAAGGAGAAGAATTTTATAAAATTGGATACGATAGTACACATATAAATAAACGTGCAGTTAATTTTTTTACAAAGTCAACAATAGAAGAAATAAATAAACAATTAGTAGAGGATCTTAAAATTTTTGCAAAACAAATTCAAGAATACGTATTTGCTAACTTAAACGATAAAAAGAAAGCAGCCGTACTAAGTTATGCTCATAGTATCGGGCTTGCTGCGTTTAAAGAATCTTATTTATTAGAGTTAATAAATACATTTGCTAGTAAGAAATCCATTATTAAAGAATGGAGCCCTCTAATTAACTCACGTTATTTAAACGTAGACCCGAAATTAAAAGAACGTAGGCGTGTAGAACTTAATTTTTACTTGGCGCCGGACAAAAAAGTACCTTTATTTTTTGAGCACAAGTGCCAGCTTAATCAATGTTTGCTAAATATTGGAGAAAGTTATCTTGGAACACCTAATCAAGTTAAAGCAATTGAATATTTGGAACGTAAATTGCTTGAATTTGATCCTTCTCAAGAAACTTTACGTAGATTCTGGCGGTACTGGAACCAAGAGCAGGGTGGTCTCGGTTCCAGTAAAACCATTTAAATACTTCCGTGTGATGCAATCAAACGATCAAGATACCAACGGCACTTTTTTAAGTCTTCAACAGTATCGTTTTTGTGGTCAGCACGCCACAAATACTTAATTGCATTACCTTGACAAAAACCTCGGAACTTTTCTGTGCCAAGTGAAGCCTTAATTGCTTCTATGCACTCAATGTCCTCATTTTTATTGTAGTGTGCAGGTGAATTGATTCGACTACCAGACACACCGACAGGAGTACAGCCAAATGAGCTGTCCTGATCAAACCAAAAATTGTTATCAGAAAAATAATTGCTTGACTTGCTTGCGCCAAAGCAAATGGTGTCTTCAGCTGGGGTAGACTTGAAAGTAATCATGTCAGTGCAGGTAGCTGCCCAAATATTAGCATGAAACTAGATACAAGTCAGGACTACGACGTTGATAACAGGTACCAGGAAGCAAGTGGGCCTAATGGTTCAAATATGTCAGATAATACTTCTGGTAAACGTTTTTTAAAAGAGTATATAGAAAAAAATAAAGACGCAAACAAACAAAATATAGACTCTGAGCGCAGAGAAGATGATCGTTTTATTATATCTGGCCCCGGAGACAGCACATACGGTTTCAAAAACTCCTTTCGTTCGCCTTTATTTAACAGATAACTTTCCCTACGTGAGAAAAAATTTCTTTAAACCTATCTACTTGATTAAATCCAAGATCTGTTCCAGGTAAGTAAACAAAAAATCCCCATGTAAACGGTGCACCTAATACACACATAAATTTTCCGTGTATCAACCTAGCACGGTCTTTTGGTATGCACACCGGGTAATCCCAGATTTTAGGGCAGCTTCTTAATATTTCGTGACTTGTAGAAAAAAATAAAGCCTCAGATACGTTTCGAAGCTTCCACTCTTTTTCTAACCGGTTAAACCACACGACAGAAGGAGATTTACTATGGTGCCCGCCTTTTAATCCCCACCTCCAAGTTCCGCGTTCTTTACTAAAAGAACAACGTCCATATGTTGGGGGAAATAAATAAGTCTTACCAAGCCACGGCTCATGCGTATTTATACCATCTTCTTTAAACGTGTATATTTTTTTTGCGCGTAAATACTCTTTGTTTGCATGTTCTGTTGTGCATGGATCAAGGTCAATGTCACCAAGCAATGCATAAATGTAAGGTAAATACTCAACAGGAGTTAGCCAGTCCTCCTCTATCCTTAAGATCTTGGTGAGAAATAAATATTTAGGTAGGTTTTTGTAACAACTCATGCCATAGCGAACCCAGATGCACCTTTTTGTCGGTTGTAATGGAGTAAGGACATGTGCTCTGGATCTTGAATGATGAACAAAGCCTCCTTTTCTTGGTCAAGGGCTTCCGCTTTAACAATTGCCTTACGCATTACTTCTGCAAGTCCGTCCATGTCTTTGCTTTCAAAGTCCGCTTTGGCTGCAATGAGCGCAGCAACAGTCATATAGAACATGGTATCTTTTTCTTCTTTAGCCATTGGTACATATACCATTGCACCTGGGCCTTCAAAGAAATAAAACCTATCATAAAAATCACACATATCATCGCAAACCCTTTCAACAGCAAGCTCTGCCATCAAACGTTCGGTCTGGGTAGGGGCCGTCCCTAGTAGCTTTGATAGTTTTTTTGTTTTGTAGTTAGTCATATGCTGTTTAAAGCGGCTGTTTAAGATGATAGCAAAGAAAAAGAAAAAACTGATTCGGATACCTTGAAAATTATTGTACGGCTTGCTCTGCCTGCTCCCTTGGCGAAGGCTTAATGAAATTAGCCAGCCCCGAACGCCTTAAGGTTTCCCTTATTTTTGGTAGTGGACGATAGATTACTACCATTTTTCCAAGATTTCCTACTTCTTTTATTAGTTTTCCTGATGTATCTCTCATCTTAATCAGTTCTTCTTGCCGTATAAGGTACTCGGCAACGCACCGATACCTGCGTTTTGTGGCTAAATCAATGTCAGGAAATTTAGAACAAATTTTTGCTGGTACCATGTCACTAAAACATATTCGTATTTGATCTGCCAATGAGAGTCCAAGGACCAGGTCGTTTGTAGAGGTCTCATAACTACGCACTAATTCTAAGTAACGCCTTAGATCAGCCCCTTCAAAGCTTCCTGAAGGTGGTAAAAACATTTCTACCTGCCTTGCCAGGGAAGGTACCAGCTTCTCCTCGTGATTTTCTATAGTTACCGCAGGTATATCAAGCCCATTAAACCTATAGCTGACATATTTATTTGGATCAACAGGAGCAACAACTTTATTTACCTCTATAGGAAACTCTTCTTCAAGCCAGATGTCTGCCAACATGACAAAATTTTATAATTCTGCCATTATCTTAACGTTTTTTGACGCAGATTCCCACTGTCTTATGTGGTCTAGCCGTAAAACCCACTCATAATACTTGCGTTTGTCTTCCATATGCTTTAAATCACCTGGTTTAGGCCTGCCGCCGTAGTTACAGGCCTCCCACCAGGACTTTGCTACCTGTTTTTGTTGCCAGGTCATTAATGAGTACATAACCTTTGTAGACATATTAGACAATAGTTCGTTAAACTGGACCATGTACTGCGGAACTTCCTCCTCATGAAAAGACCCATCACCTACGCCGAGCTTTTTTTGATCATCGTTCTTGGCCCCTTGGGGGTTATAGGGGTTCAACACCTGGCTCAATTTATTGGTAGTAAGATCAGTATAGAGTTCCACGTAAAAAAATAAAAAGCTATGGCCACGACATACGGCTTTGCGCCACCCCAATCCCCTTCTCAGCTTTACATATCTACAATTTCTAACGAGGATCTTCAGCGCGGTGAAGACATAAGGAAAAAAATTGAAGACAAAACAAACGAGATTATTGGTCAACGTTATAAAGAAGTAGGCACCCCTGACCAGCTAAATAAATATCAACTACAAGGTCGCGCCACAGAAGCGGCTAATTACTTGTCGTCATTACCTATTGCTGACAAAGAACAACTAGCAAATAGCGGTGGTGTTGATCCGTGGGCAACCTCACGAGCAACTTGGACTGGGGTTGCTCAAAATGCTCAAGAAGATTATGTTAAAGCTGTTAACGCAGCTCAACAACCTGCCAGTACATCAACTCCTAGTTCTACTACTCAGTCGACTTCTCCTATTACACGCTTATTCAATAAAAAAACTGGTCAACATTTATATTCTTCTAATCTTTCCGCTGAAGATACAAAGAACCCAGATTGGAATGTTGAAGGAACAGCATTTAATATGCTTGGAGCAGGTGATACAACAGCAGGTGCAGCTGATGTGACTAGGTTGCGTGGTCAAAGTGGCGATTATTTACTAAGTTCTGATCCGGAAGAAATTAAATCAGCACAAAGTCAAGGGTATACTGCTGAAGGCGTACTAGGTAAAGCATTTAAATCTGCAGGTCAAGGAACTAAACAAGTACAACGGTACCGTAATATTAATACTGGCGAACATTTTTATACAACTTCACCTGAAACAGAGAATCCAGATTTTTCAAAATACTATGCACGAGAAGCTGGCGGAGATTTTTGGGTTCCTGATAGTAGCTCATCTACCACAGCTTCAAGTTCTTCTACTCAAACCCCCTTTAAACTATCTTCGACTGCTTCGGAAGATCAACAGAAGTATCTTGATGCCTTGGCCAAAAAACAAAACACACCTCAATCAACTACTGTTTAATTAATTTTTTGTATCATGGCAAACCCTTCTCCTGTTCCTTCTTACCTTGCTGCAGTACAAGGCTTACGTTCTAGTAAAGTACAGACATCTACTTCTGATTACAGAAAACCGATGTCAACAGCTGGAGGTAATGATGCTGGAATTTTTGGTACAGTTGATTATGAAGACGCAAAAAAATCTGGTTACTCTGACGCTGAAATGGGGGAATGGGCTAGAAAAAATAATGTACAACTAGGAGATGATATTGCAAAAAATTTAAATCTTCCTAATCAAGTATGGTCTAGGTATGGTACACCTGACAAAAAACTATCTACGTCATACGGCAATGACCCTGACATATTTGGTGATCAAGATTTAGCAGAAGCAAAAAAACAAGGCTTCAGTGACGATGAAATTGGTGAATACATTAGAAACACTAAGGATCAATATGGCGGTTCAATTTCCCTTGGAGAAGAGATTGCTAAAAATTATGGGTTAGAAAAACAAGCATGGAACGATCCTGATATGTTAGATCGTACCAAGAAACGTCTTTTGGATAAAGCTGCTGCAGGAGCTCCAGTAACAACTCCGGCGGCATCCACGACAACCCCTACTCCAGCAGCAGCAGCAGCAGCTCCAGTAACAACTCCGGTGGCATCCACGACAACCCCTGCTCCAGCAGCAGCAGCAGCAGCAGCTACGACTCCTGCAGCAACTCCTGCACCTGCACCTACGCCTACGC